CGCCAAAAAATCTACAAGTAAACACGGATATTTGTAAATCTACATTACTAGACAGTTGGGAAGCTCTACAAATGAGAGCAGGAGCAGGAGCGCCACCACCTGCATCTTTTGATGACTATGTAATATCTTATATGGGTGAAATTATTGCTAACGCAACAGAAACTTCTTTATGGACAGGTAATGATGCAACACAGGGTGAGTTTACAGGTTTTGTAGGAGGAGGTGTTGGACACTTAGTAACTGACGGTACTGTAGTAGATGTAGCTAATGTAGGGGGTGCAGGAACAGCTTTTGCAGCAGGTAATATCATTGAAAATTTACAAAACTGTACAGCAGCAATAGCAACAACAGTTTACACAAAAGAAGACTTATACATTTATATGTCGCCTAAATCTTACAGATTATACATTTCAGCTATTTCTACTTTAGGGTATGTAAATGCTTACTCTATGAACGGAGACTATGATGCAGTATTTGAAGGAATTAAAATTGCAGTTTGTAACGGTATGAAAGATGATGTTTTAGTAGCGGCAGAAAGGTCTAACTTGTTCTTTGGAACTGACTTGCTTTCAGACCAAACTAGAATACAATTAATGGATATGTCTCAACTTGACGGTTCAGACAATATGAGATTAGTAGCTAGATACTCAGGAGGTACGCAAGTAGGTATCGGAGCTGATACTGTACTTGTATCATAATAAAATAAATAATACGGATGGAGGGGGTTAAACCCTTCCACCCTTAACCTAAAAAAATAAAATATCATGGCTTGTACAGCACTTACACGCGGAAGAGGGCTCGACTGCAATAGAATTTCAGGTGGGGTTAAGAAAATATTCTTTTCTGTATTTGATGAAGACGTATCTTATACTTATGACGCAGCAAATCCTTTAGAAATTGACGCAATAGATTGGAACGCTACTACTATTTATGAGTATGTTATGCCTTTAGGTGTGGCTTCAATTACTGATACAATTACAGGAAGTAGAGAAAACGGCACTATTTTTTACACTCCAACTGTAAATATTATGCTAAATAAACTTACTAAAGAAGACCAAAACGAAATTAAACTTTTAGGAAAATCTAAAGTAAGAATTTTTGCAGAATTAAATCAACAATTAACTAACGGACATAATGTATTTATTGCATTAGGAATGTCTAATGGAATGGAACTTAACGCAGGTACTATGGATAGCGGTGCTGCATTCGGTGACCGTAACGGATATACTCTTACATTTGACGGATTAGAGCCAATTCCTTTTGCTTTCTTAGAAGATTACACAACAACTCCTTGGGACCAAGCAGGATTTGTTAATGAAGCAGGAACTTTCCCTACTACATCTTAATTAGTTTTCTTATATATTCTTGATTAGGGTGGGCTTCGGCTCACCTTTTTCTTTTTATTACTAACTGAATACAAATAAATTCAGCTTATTTCTATTATATAACAGACAAACTAACTATGATACAAGCAATAACTGAAACAAACTTAGAGATAAATGTGCAGACTGAGGATAATCGTATAGATACTTCTGTAGCTTCTACTCAAATAAGACATTTGTATAAGTTCACGAATGATATGGATAAGTCTGTTCAGTATGCTTACGCTTTTATTGAAGATATAAAAGAAAGATTTACAGAAGCAGCATTTGTTTACCAATTAACTCCAAATTTATATGCAGGTCAGATTAACTTTTTACCTTCAGGATATTGGAAGTATGAAGTTTACGAAGTTAGTTGGATAGGAACAGTAACAATATCTTTAGGTAATGCACCTGCAACAGAAGATGATGTTTTAAGTCCTGCTGCTAACGATAAAGGAGTAGTACAGGGTTTAGTAACAAAAGGCAAAATGAACGTATCTGAAAAAGACGGAACACAGCAAGTTCAATACACACAAAGAGAAGCACCAACAGAAACGAATTATATATATTACGGACAATAAAATAAAAAAAAATGGCAATAGACAACGTACAACAATTATTAACTGAGCAACTAGGAAAAAATAGATGTGATGTTATCAATACAACAGCAATGACAGGTAAGGATTACTACTGTGTTCACTTCGTTACAGAAAGTGAAATATTAAGTATTTCGGCTACTAATGCTACATCAGCAGCAGGAAGTGATTTAAGCAATTTAGACGGAGAAACTTTAGCAGCAGGAACTACTTTATTTCTTGCAGTAACAGATATTCAGCTTACAAGTGGTATTGCTATCTGTTACTATGACCAAGTAATATAATGAAGTTAGCACTAGGAATGTCTTTACCTTCTAGTAATAAAGGAGGATTAACACCTGTACAAAAGCAAGTAAATGACTTTAAGGTTAGGGTTGTTGCTGATGGAGGTGTATTTGAGGCTAAGGCTTGTTTAGAAGCACAATTAACAATTTTAAGTAATATAGAATGAGTTTATTAGATGATGTAAGTATTGTAGTAACTCCTAATGGATATAAGGCAGGAGAATTGTATGCAGTTATTCCTAGTAATGGAGATGCAGATATGGATGTTACTAGAGCAACTGCTGCTACAAGAGTAGATGAGAATGGTTTAGTAAATTATGCTGAGATTGTTTCAGATACAGAATTAGTTACTAATGGAGATTTTGCAACAGATAGTGATTGGACAAAAGGAACAGGTTGGACTATAAGTGAGGGAAATCTTAATGCTTCTAACGTAAACGCAGTTTCTACAACTCAATCAGGATATACATTTGTAGGTAAAACTTTTCAAGTAAGTTATACAATATCAGATTATTCACAAGGTAGTGTTCAAATATATTTAGGTGGCTCTCAAAGTACATCACTAAAAAGTGCAAATGGTACTCATACAGAAACTATATCAATATCATCAGGTAATACTCTTCTCTATATATATGGAACAAGTAATTTTACAGGTAATATAGACAACGTATCAGTAAAACCAATCAACGGTAACACAGGAACTTTATCATAATGGCGACGACAATACAACAAATAGAATTACCGAAAAAAGCTAGGGCAGTAGATACGTCTAGTGGATGGCAAACAGTAAATAGTAATTTAACCACTAATGGTGATTTTGCAACAGGGGATTTTACAGGTTGGGCTAACACAACTCAAAACTTTGGAGCTAAATCTATTGTAGGAGGAGCGGCTCGACTAGACGCTACCGCTGCTAGTGATTCTTTAATTCAAATATTCCAAGACATGGGGCTCGTCTCTGGCAAAAGATATAGGATAACTTTTACCATTACAAACCACAATGGAGACACTAGTACTAGCTCGCTTATAAACAATAGTGGCTCCACGCTATATGCGATAACTGGTAATGGCGTAAATCTAACTTTTGATTTTACTCACTCTATAAGTGATCCTAGACTATTTTTTAGAGCATCTAATGGAAGTAAATACGACATAGATAACATTAGCATGCTAGAGCTCCAAAACTTCCCAAACAACAATCACGGACAAATATATTCTGGTCGAGGATTAGAGTTTGATGGGGTTAGTGATCATTTACTTACTGGTTACGGTAACGGGTTAAATCCTTATACTACCCCTATAACTGTAGCTACTTGGGTTAAAACAGCAGCTGCGGATGGAAAGATATTTATTGGGCCAACCGCAGGTACCAACCAAAGATTTTACATTGGTCATACTGGCGGGGTATGGGACATGGGCATACAAGACTCCATTTGGAATAGCACTACCAATGAGGTGTCTGGTTTTAGTGACCAACCAAGTTACGAGTTAGACACGTGGTATAGGATAGTTGTCGTGATGAGCGCTGGGCAAGCCACTATGTATGTTAATGGGGTAAAATCTTATGCCAAAACCTACACTTCTTACGTTTTTAATTCAGACATTACAATAGGAAGTTTTGGCGATAACACGTCTTATTATTGGGATGGAATGATGTCTGATGTTCAAATATGGGATGCAGCATTCACTCAAGCCGACGTAACATACGACTACTTAAACCCAGAATCACTCGCTTTAAACGGTGGCGGAACAGCTTTAACAGAATCCAACCTTAAATTATGGTACCCAATGCAAGATGGTCATAGGGGCCAACAATCATATATTTTAGATGGTGCTAATAA